GTGTGCTCTGCATCATGGAGAACTAGGTCCCCCATAGAAACGGGTCCGCGATTTATCGCCGCAGTTGGTATAGAGTCAAGAACTCGTAACCAAGCGCGACGAAAAGGCACATGATCAAAAAGATCAGCACCATCGCTAGACACCGCTCTGCGTAAGCCATTGGCGAACGCGATCCATTGTTGTGGTTCATTAGGAATCTCCTTAAGGTAGTGGGGTCGAACCCGCATGCCCTTGAAGAAATCACCTCCCCAACTCTCTCTGAAAGGCCCATCCACAAACGTTTTTGACGCGTTTGTTTCAAAACCCAGCAGTTTCAGCACTTTAATCAATAAATCAGAAGCGGCCGTTGGGACGATTATATCGTCACCAAAAACATACACATCACGGTTCGCAGTGCTGGGCAAGCCCAACATACTGCAAACTTCTTGTGCTATGCTCATAAAGAGCACGCTTTCCAACTCAAAGGTATACCCGTTTCCCATACCGGAGAATTTATTCACCCGGACCGTTTTTCCATCGATTTCGATCTTTGGTACACGGAAGGTCTCTAGCAATGAAAGCCAGAGTTCAGGAACGCAGAGGCTGACGAGGCCCCTACTTAGGGAGTCACTGGCCTGTTTCAAGTCGATTGTAGCCATCGAGCCAGAGATACTGGCTTCACAGGCAACCCGCCTGTGAGAATCGGCTGCATGCAGCAAGTCCCAGCCCCGACGTGCGAACCTTGTCTTCATCGTTTTACCGATGTAGAGTTGATACGCAACGTTAAGGTTAGGACCGATCTCGATACTACGGTCGGTCTTTGCGTCTTTCGGGACGCAATCCCACCTAGATGATGTAACATCATCAAAACCGCTTAAGACACCGTCTTCGTACTTGAGCACCCCTCTTTCAAGGAGATTTCGAGCCCAAAGGCTTTCTTCAAACCAAGGCAACGCAAGTTCGCGCGCCCTAACGGTCGTCGTTGGGGAATTTGTCATTTTATCAGCCACCGTGCTAGCTTGGCCTTTGCAACATAAGGTTACCCCGGGCCCGAAACGAGCATGAAGCTCGTCTGGTACGGGTCCCAACCACCAGCTGACTCTACGTCTTACCCGCGCGAGAAACTCGCGCGTGATACAGTCATCCTGATCGTTCAGATCAGTCATGATGTCGTTGAGTCGTTTGTTGGTGAGAGCACAGCGCCCCTCAGCCTCATACCAGGCATCTAACGCCGCTTTACGGCGGTCGTGCTTGGTCGGCCAATCAGCGTTCTTCGTGAAGAAGGCAGCTGCTTGAGCATCGAGGAGATAGGGGTACGCATGCGTGTAACTTTCTGGATTAACCTTGCGGGTAACCAGAGCATCCCAGTCGCCGCGCTCAACTAATTCAAGTTGCTCGCGACAGAAAGGCGTTGCAGCGTGGACGAGGTACGTCTTCACAACATCTATGAGAGGTCTCATATAAGTTTCTCCAGTTCAGCGGGATGACTCCCGTTAGAAATCGAACAAAGGGCTAGTTGGGTGCGAAACCCACCTTGGCGCACTCGCGCATAAGCGCAGTGTTAGTCAAGTTTGCCCCCTGGGCGATGGCTTCGGCCACCGTCGCGTCATCGGCCGCCAAGAAGATCTTCGTTTCCGTCACTTGCGTGATGTAACCGATTACTTTCTTGAGGCCGGACGATGCGTCAGTTTCCACGACCGGGAAGACCAAATTAGTCTTCAGCGTACGACGAGCGCCATCAGGTGATGGCATGCCAATCGCACGAAATTCCGGGCGCAAAGCCACCGAAGTCCCAACAGTATTCGAGCGCCAAACAGCAGGGGTTTTATCCCCGGCCGAGGGCGTCATGGATGTGTAGACGATGTCGGCGGTTCCGTCAGCTTTTTTGACGGTCAGAT